AACGTCAATAAAAGGAAATTTTTTAAAAAAAGATATATCAGATACCTCAAGCTCCGGCCCTCCGAAAACGATTTTGATACTTGGATTTAATTTCTTCACTTCTTTGGCAAGAGACAGACAGTAATTTCTGTTCCAGAGATAACACGAAAAAGCTACTACTGTATTTTTGGATAGTATCTTTGCTGTAGTAGATATGGGATCCCTTTTTAATATAATTTTATCTAATGTAAACTCATTTTCTTTAAAACTGCTTAGATATGCCCATAGTAATCCTACAGAATAAGGAAGGTAGTACTTATTACCTTCAAAATTAGCTGTATAGTTAACCTGAACAAAACTAAGAAATTTCATCAAATTTCAATGTGAGCAAAGTCTTGTGTAAACCACATAGCTACTGTGTATCTAGTTCCTTTAGTAATCTTAGTTACTCCATGAAGATAATCACTTGTAGAAGGAAATACTACTAAAGAGTTTGCTCTAGGTTTATACATATATTTTTTATATGGAAACTCAATCTTACCACCTTCATAATCATCATTAATATAAAATATACCAGACCATGTTCTAAAGTTAGTAGGATGATCTTGTTGAGAGCCATCTGGCCAAGAGTTATCTGAGTGAAGACCCATCTCTCTACCTTCTTTCCACTTTACTAGTTCAGTATTATCAGGTATATGTAACTCTCCAGATCTTTCGTGAATAATTTTTTGAGTAAAGAATCTAACAGTGTTTAAAAACTGTTTAATACCGAACATTTCTTGTGAGTTATTATCTAATCTTTTAAAAGGTATTGTAGACCCTATAAAATCGGGGATTTGTTGTCCAGATGTAAATACGGGATTATTAAACAGTATATCATTTTTTATGATAAAATCATGTATTGCTTTTACTTCTTCAATTTGAAATACATTCTTTTTTACAACTATCCCCTTTTTCACTTGCCTGCTCCCACATTTATTATTTTGCTGAGATCGCCTTCAAAAGTATAACTACCTACATGATTAAGTTTTGTAGATAAATCTACCCAAATTTCTCCACCTATAGCTTGCCATCTTCTGCAAAAAGTGTAATCTTCTGATAAATATCTATTATCTGTTTTATCATGGATTGTATCAAAAAATGAATAACAATATTTATTGTATTTTTTGTCTATGTTAGAATCATTCTTATAATGCAGTTCTGGGTATGCTTCTCTCATCTTATCAAATACATTCTTTTTTATACAGAAAAAACCAGTTGATGCATCTAATACTTCAGCAGCACCATTCTGAACTCTAATCTGTCCTTTAGTAGGGTCAATAAATTTAAAATTCAGTGCATACTGTACAGGTAGTGCTTTTTTAGGATAAGCACCCGCAATTATATCTTTATCAAAAGCTAAAGCTCTTAATACTGACTCTGCATCAAATTCTATGTCAGCATCAACAAAAAATAAATGAGTACAATCACTTTCCATAAACATTGCTGATAAAATATTTCTAGCTCTAGTTACTAACGATTCATTCCTTAATGTTGTTATCCTAAAATTTATACCGTTTTTCATCATCGTTTGTGTGCAACGAAACATACTTAAAAAGTACTGATCCGTTAGATTTCCTCCATAACACGGAGTTGCAAAGAAAACATTATATTCTCTCAGTATGTTAAGATCAATTTTCGCTTGATCACCTGTAACATCAGTGAATGCTCCAAAGTTTTTTTTCTTTGGAGCATTATCTGTGCTACCTTCGCTAGTTATAGTATTACTAACTAAATCAGATAACTTTTTTTTCATTTATGCTAAGTCCTCAACATCTTCTACAGCTTTAAACTCATCACCAGCTTCTGCGGAAAAGAATGCAGTATTTTGCAATAGCCATTCTTTCTGCTCATCATAAGTTTGACGTTTGTAGATTCTATCTAGTTCAAAAAGTTCTAGCTTTTGTTCGTCTTCAGTTAAGGCAATGTTGCTCCTTGCAGGAACTACAGTATACTTAACATTTTGAGGAAGTGGCCCTGTCTTCTCTTTTTTTACAGTGAGATCATAACCTTTTACTGGATCAGCAGGGTTACCATATTCAGGGTTAGAAGCATAGTCTACTATTTGAGAATAAATAGTTGCTCTTAAATCGAACAGTTTAATTTTACCATCTGTTCTATCAATTACATTACAGACATATGAAAATTGTGGTTTGTCTGAATATATTGCAGTGTCAATCTCCTTGAAAGGATCTTGAGCGTTATTATCAAATGACTCAGTTTCTCTTGAAAAACTAAGACATTCTATAGGCATTTTTTTGCCTTCAGTAGTGACAACCCAGTAGCAGTATCTAGGCATTACATCGCCTATCAACCTAACTTTAGTATCACCGATCGAGAGAGATAGTCTCTCGATTTCTTTGCGCTGGCTTGACCCAGAGCTTTGTTTACCTCTTGCTTTATCCCAAGCTACCATAGTATCCTCCTTGTGAACGTTGGTTCTTTAGTTTAGGTATCTCCTCGCGGAGACTCGTATATAAAATGTATTTTATCTTCTGTTACTTTTAAAAAAGGGTTTTTAGCTACTTCATTAAAATAGTGTCTAGGTATAAAATTATTTTTATCATCAATATCTCTCATTGACAATGCTCGTAAATATAATGCTTTATGTCTAACATTTACTCTTGCAAATAAAAACCTTTCGTTTTTGAAATAACTTTGTGGTTCTTTAGTAACATAGTTTGATATTATTCTGTATCTTGACTGACTCAAATGCTTTCTACTAAAAAGTAAAGGCGGTATATGATTTATATTTAATTTTTTCATCAAGTATTGAGAAGTATTCACATTATAACTTGAAGTTAGACCATAAGTCAAGATGATTATTCCAGCAGGGTCGCCCTTTGCTTTTGAGTGTAACTCGTACCAATTAAAGTATGTAATAGCCACGTTGNTTATACCACTCTAATCTTTTTGCTTGCTGTCTAGCTACTATTGGCCCACTAAGCCAAAAGTCTACCACCATAGGCACTTGTTTGTCGGGATGTTCCCTTATTATTCTACCTATTCTTTGCTCTAACTTTATAGGATTATTGTTAGGGCAAGTGATAATAAGAGTATCAAGACGATGACAACTGATGCCTTCATCGAAGAGTTTGGTTGATAAGACTGCTTTATACTTTCCTCCAACATTTTGAAGAACGTCTTTTCTAGTTGATTCATCTGTTTCTCCTATTAAACATATACTATCTTTTATCATTCCTTGTAAGTCTTTGAGCATTTGAACTCGCTCACCAAGAATCAAAGGACATCGTTTTTGACCTATAAGTTGAGTCGCCATATTTGCGATAGCTGCCAAGTAATCTTGATTACCGCATAATTTGTTCAACTGGCGCGACCAATCACGTTTTGGATCTATAACTGGAAATCTAAAATCAGTCCTTTTAACCATAATCATTGGATCTTGTAATTTTCTCGGGTCTCTAGCCGTAACCATAAAAGGAGTGAAATAGTCTCCTAAATACACATGTTTTCCGTCTTTTCTTTTTGGTGTAGCACTAATTCCTATCTTGATTTTAGCATTTAAGTTATTAAGTGCTGTACTAAATAACTCTGCAGGACATAAATGTGCTTCGTCTACTAATACTAAAGAAAAACTATTACGCAAATCACTAAGGTTATTATAAACACTTTTATATATACCAACTGTAATATCTTGGATATCGAGTATTCCGTCTCCTATCATTCCTATCTTGCACCCAGGAACTTGTTTTTCTAATTCTTCTATCCATTGTCTGAATAAAAGTTTAGTATGCACCATAACTAGAGTTGTAACATTATTTCTTGCGATTATATCTACACCAGTAAATGTTTTTCCCCAACCACAAGGGGCTTGTATAATACCACTTCTAGCTCTTCCTTTTGTATGAAATTTGTCTACAACTTCTTTTTGTTCCCATCTTAATTTGCCAGCAAATGAAAGATTACTTTTTGCAGTTATGAAAGTTCTTTTATCAGAAACAGAACCGTAGTCTAGTTTACCAAAACTATTTGATGGTAAAATAAAGTGAGTATCAGTTTCATCGTAAGTTTGAAGAATATCTTCACCTGTGTCGTATGTAAAAAGAGATACTAGCGTATCTACATCCTCAACGTCTGTTTTTTTAATATATATTTTGTCTGAAAGATAAATCTTTTTTACTTTTGCCTTTTTCATTCTTTCACTACAGCCCATGTTCCAAAATCCGTGCCTCTAGAATTTTTGATGCCTTTTTCGTCTTTTTCAAAAAACTCTTCTAAAGCCTCATAAACACCCTTATGATCTATATCATCACCAGCAATAACTCCATCTTTTTTGACTTTAGGTGTCCAAGATTTTAAATCCCACAGAAGATGTTCTTTTAAGTGTGAAGCATCTAAGTATACTAAATCTATAGAATGTTCTGGATACTTTTTTGCTGCTTCAACAGAAGTTCCCTTATGAATATACCTAATGTTGTGAATTGTTTTAGATTTATTCATATTTGCTAAAAATGTTTCAAAAAACTTACCTTCAAGTTGTCCTATATATCTTTCGTGTTCACCATCACTAAAATCAGATAAATCAAAAATGTCTACACAATCAATAACGATTGGTTTTTTATATTTATCAATTAAATAACTAAGTATAGCAGTTGATTGACCTAAAAAACTTCCAACTTCCACAAATACGCATGGTCCTTTTGCACTAGTAACCATTAGTTCATAAAACTTTGCATATCTGCAATAACCAAAAATATCATGACCATTTACATTGATCCATCTACTTCCGTCTTCGACTATATTTAAGTATTTTTCTTTCTCTAAGACGTATTCTATTGGTGTTGCTAGTCTTGCCATCATATCCTCATTTAAACAGGTTCATCTACAAACCGTTTTATAAACCATTTATTCTCAATCTTTATTATATCTACATATTTTCCTTCAATAGATCCTTTTAAATTTTCCTGTGTTTTAATTTTAAATGGATAAGATATTCTGTGCAACCAAATACTATTCTTATTTGCTCTGACTATTTTTCTTCTTTGACTTCTAATTTTATTAAAACTAGGTAATTCATGAATTTTTGCATTAGAATCTATTCCCCATCTACAATTTGATAAAATAATCTCTTGTAAATTACTACAGGTAAAATCAAACCTTATTCGATGCTCTATTTGTAAAAGTCTCATAAAGTAATCACCACCAAAATCTCTATCATCTACAGTCTCAAAGTGCGAATGCTCATGTTTCTTTATTTTAATCGTTGTTGTATCAATTTTGATATCATACGGTTTTTTTCTTAAACAAAATATAGGATATTGAATCATTTCTTTTTAGGTCTATAAAATATATGGTCATCTATAGTAAATGCTACCTCTAAATTAGTCCATTCAGGAGAAACGTATGTAGCATGATAATGGGTAGCTCCATCTGTAAAATCATAAACATCTCCCATAAGTTTTGTAGCTATTGATAGTATGTTTGCATAAACTGAAGGTTCTTTTATTGTATCTTTAAATCCATCACAATACCAACTAAATTGACACCGATGTCTTACAGGATAGTATTCTCTTAATTCTTTAGGAAGATTAGGATATTTTTTGGTTTTCCAAGACTCTCTAATAGGTCCCTGATATACTACTTTACACACATCATTAGGAAAATCTTTACTCTTTACTCTGTTTAATACTACTAATCCAACAGCAAGTTGACCAACAAGTGACTGTGACTTAGCTTCAAAATATATATTTTTTGCCATACACTCAATATGATTATTAGGAGGTTTTCCGTTAAATACATCTCCAAGAGCAGCTTTACTTGTTAAAGATCCCATGATAATTGTTGCTGCTGTAAAAGCTTTAAAGCTCACTTAACTCTCCCCAACTTGGCCCAACTTCAAAATCAACTTTTATAGGACAGTTAGGTATACTTAGTCCTCGGTCTCTTTGTATACACTCTCTAGTATTTTGAATATAAGTATCAATCAAATCTTCTCTCACTTCTGACACAATAGAGTCATGAACCACAGTAAAAGGTAAGATATCATTGTGATAATTATTCTCATCAATCCACTTTATCAGATCAATAACACCCATAATATTAATATCTGAAGCCACACTTTGAACTAAGAAGTTAACACCTGATCGTATTGCGTGTTTTGATACTCCTGGGTTTGGTGATTTAGATTCTGGAAGTCTACGCTTTCTACCAAAAAAAGAATATATATAAGCATAATTTTCTATCTGTTGATTTGACGCATCTATAAAACGTTTAAGTGCTCTTGCTTCATTGAAGTATTTATTAATGAATAACTTAGCTTGTGGAATGCTTATTTCTTCTCCTGGTACTGCGTCTTTATTAACTGTCTCTGCGATTTTTGCAGGTCCTGCTTGATACATAATCCCGAAGGTAATAGCCTTTGCATACTGTCTCTGTGCTGGATATTTTGATTTAACTTCTGATACTTCACAAGTGAGGTTAAACATTTGTTTTGCAACATACGAGTGAAAGTCCAATTTATCAATAAAAGCTTTTTGTAGGAATGAATCATTACTAAGCATAGCTGCATAATAGACTTCTGCAGTGCCGAGGTCACACTGAACAATTTTAAAACCTTCTCGTGCTTTGAAAAGTTTTTTAATGTCTTTGTTGTCTCTTGGTATATTTTGGTAGTTGAGATTCCCACTACTACTAAGGCGACCACTGGTGGTCCCATGAATATTAAAACCGCTTCTAAGTCTTCCGTCACTATCTACTCCTTGTTGTATGTTAGAAATATAAGTGCCTGCCATTTTAGATTTTTCTCTGAGATCGAGCACCGCTTCAGCTAGAGGGTGGTTCATATTTTGCAATACCTCTTTATCTACACTGTGTGCACCTGTTTCTGTTTTCTTTGTAGGTTTAATTGCTAAGATATTAAAAAACAATTCTCGAAGTTGCATAGTTGAGTTTGGGTTAAAAGTTTTATTATGTATTCTTTCGAATCTTTGAACTGCACTATTATTTGAAATTTCATCTATACATTCTTCAACATCTATTTGATAAGATTTTTGTAAAGCGTCTACTGCTGTAGTATCAACTGGGCCACCGTTTTTCTCTAAACGTTTTAATGCGATAGTTGCAGGTTTAAGAATGGTTGTATATAGTCTTGTAAATTCTTTACTCTTATCAACCAGCGGCTTAAACTTATTGTATAATTGAAAAGTTGCATCCGCATCTTTACACGCGTAAGGAGCAAGTATGTCAGCGGGCAACATACCATAATTGAAGTCTGCTAGTTTTACTTTATTTCTTCTAGCCCATGACTTTTTATATTCATCAAGTTCTCTCTCATAATCTCCAAGATCAGTAAATCTAAGAGCAAGGGGTTTTAGACCGTGTGTTCCAACTGATTCTTCTAAACAATAATGTAATAACATAGTATCTTCCCAATCAGGAAAAGAAAATTTTAACTCATGTTCCATAAAACCCATATCAAATTTTGCATTATGAAATATACATTTTCTATCATTAAACAATTCTTGAAAGTAAGTATAAAGATTATTTACTACATCGATTGATACATATAATCCTTGGTTTGGTTTTGTAGACATTGCAATACCAAGTATTGATCCTGTGTGTGGAGACACAGAGGTTGTTTCAATATCAACAACTAAAGTTTTAGCAGCTTCTAATTGATCTCTATATTCATCTAGTTCTGCTACGGTTTCAATGTGTTTATAATCTTTTTCAATCTGTTTACCCGAATCTTCGTCATTAAGTATAGGAAGTATTCTACTAAATGCTTTTTTAATCTCATCTTCCATCTGTGGTTTTACTATTGCCATATTTGGGTGGACAATAGGCATATATTTTTTTTCTAAATGTACACCGTTGTATTTAGTTATACCTGTAATACCAGTAACATATTTTAGTGCATCTGCACCTATAGGACAAACTAACTTATAACTATCAAGTACTGACATTTCTAAATCAATATCTTTTTTAAGTATTTTATCTTTAGACCCAGAACTTAGAAACTGTATATCATAGTCAATATCTTTAAGATATTTACCTACAATCTTATCTGCGTTTTTCTCTGCTGCTGAGGCAAATACAAAACATATATCACTCATCTATTATCTCCGTTATTTGTCTTGCTGTGTATGCACTTAGTGTCCATCCTAAATGTCCATGTCCTGTATTGTACCAAACATTTGGGCATTTGCCAATTTTAACTATAGGCATCATGTTAGGTGTCATAGGTCTTAATCCTGCCCAAGACTTGTAGTCTCGTAGTTCTAATTTTGGAAAATGTTTCCTTACCCAATTCATTAATGGTGTAATTCTATCTATTCTTATATCTCTATTTTGCCCATTAAATTCTGCAGTTCCTGCTACTCTTAGTACACTACCTAGAGTTGATGTGACTATCTTAGCTTCATCATCTAATAGTGATACCTTTGGTGCAAGATGTTCTTGACCTTTTATATTAATACTAACAGAATATCCTTTTACTGGGTATATCGGTATATTGTCTCCTAATTCTCTTCCTATTTTTCTAGAATATACACCTCCACAAATTACTAGTCCTTCATAATGTAGNTCATTTTTATTTCTATCTGTAAGCCTCCACCTCTTCATTTTTGTNCTTAACCCCATAGGTGCTTTATGGTACCAGTCAATCCTAGTGTCATATCTAAATTTAACTCCCATTTTTTCACACTTTTTAGCTAGGTTCACACAAAATTTATGAATATCTCCAACACCGTCATAACCAGTCCACATGCCACCAATACAATCATCAGTCACTATGTTTGGTTCTTTTAATTTCATCATATTAGGATTAATTTCTGTTCGAGATAATCCGCCTTTTTTATAAAGTTCGTTTACCCTTCTTGCATGATTTAATTCTTTTTTGTTCTTATAGATATGCATAATACCACAATCACTTTGTTCATAATCTATGTCTGAAAACTCAGTTCTCATTAAATGAATAGACTCCATCGCCATACGAGTGGTTTCAATAGTGTTTTCTTCTGCATGTTTTATATTAGACATAAATTGTATTAGCCACTTATATTTTTTGAAATCTAAGTCATATCTCATTTTTAGTGGAGCATCTCTTTTAAATGACCATTTTATACCCTTATATACATTTGCCCAAGAGTTCCATACTTCTGCATTTGATGAAGATAGTTGTCCTCCGTTAGCATGAGATGCAAGCATAGCAGGATGCATGTTTGCATCTATTACAGTGACCTCGTGTCCTGCTTTTCGTAAAAAATATGCAGTAGTTATACCTGTAACTCCTGCTCCAATGATTGCTAATTTCATTTTAACACTGCCTCTGCCATATCTTTAGTTATATCACCAGGATCATGTCCTAATGGTAACTTTATTATTCTTGAATAAATATTTTTTGAATCTAATAAAGATTGTATCTTATCAGCAGCCATTTGTCCAGGAGCATCTGGATCCATCATGATGTCAACTCGATTTACTCCAATTTTATCTACTAGGTCTAGTTTAATTCTACCAAAATTAGATGCACCAAAAATACATAGAGTATTTTTATAACCTAACTGCCACATATTTAACATATCAAATAATCCTTCAACTAAAATTATATAATTCGTATTTTTTACTTTATCTAAAGGAAAAAGTATATTATTAACCTTACCTTTTGCAGGTCGTCTATAATATTTAGGTTGTGAAGATACGTTTCCCATATATCTTCCTTCAATAAATTTTAATTTACCAAATTGATATATCGGAACACAAATATAATTATGTAATTGTAATTCTTCTGTAGTAAATGCTTGAAATTCTTTTAACGTTGCGCCTGAAATGTTTTTGAATTCTCCTATAAAAGTTTGTCTCGTTTTAGGAAGTTTTACCTCATCTATCTCAATTACAGCCTTAATTTTAGTTTTTAGTTTTTGTATTTTAAAGGGTTGTTTACTCTCTACAGGTATTCTAGTAATTTCTCCTATACTTTCTAGAAATTTTGATACACCTCCTCCAAAACCGCAACTCCAACAATGAAATACATTTTTTTCAAGAGAATAGGATAATGAAGGCGATTTATCATCATGTAAACCACTTGTACAAGATATTAATATTTCACTAGGGTTATTTGTATTTTTATATTCAACACCCCTTTTATCTAATATTTCTTTTAAATCCATTTTTTATTATTCAACAATATCATTTTTGCTTTATCTAAGAATAGTCGCTGACTATTATCACACACACCCCAGTACCGAATTAGTTTTAAGAAATAATCCCACACTTCTAAAGGGTTCTTAAGATGTTGTTGCTCGGTTAATAATTTTTTTAATTTATTTAATTTTTCTTCTAAACTGTTCATATATCTTTTGATCCTTCTTTTTTATCTGTTCCAAACTTCACAGCATCGTGAGGTTTTTCGTTTATTACATTTGATTGTGCTGGGTCTATTTTTACACACGGCCAATTCATGTAAACATCAAAACTCATATGTTTTCCGTTTCTAATCTTTGTCGTATGTATTGTAATTTTATTATTTAGTTGTCTATCTTCATCTTCAGGTGGAGGAAAAAAGTTGAAACTCCTATCAGCAGAATCTAAAATACCTTTTGCAAATCTAGCTTCGCCAGTTGCATCTATCTGATAAGGTGATATCATAGTTAAATCATATTTTCTTGATAATGATTTAAGATTCTCTGCAATAGTTATTTGAGTTTGCCAATTTTTTTGATCATCATGTTTTATTATATTGACGTAATCAACAACTGCAAGATTATAATTAGGATATTTAGAACTGAACATGTTACAGTAGTGATCTATTCTGTTTAAAGTCAAAGATTCATCATCAATCATAAACAGTCTATGATCTGTCATTGCTGGTTTTTCTACTTTTAATTTTTGTTCAAATAGTTTAAAGTCCTTAGTATATTCTAGCTCTTTCAACAGTTCGTCAATCTTTTTTGAAGGTTTATAAAAATGCTTAAACTTTGCTTTAGCCATAGCAATCTTTTGTTGTGCTGTAGTTTTATTCCTAAATATATCTAAGAAAGGAACTTCACTAATTATAGAAAGAACTCTATCGTAAACTTCTTTGTATCTCATTTCTATAGTAAAAAAAGCAACAGTATTACCTTCTAAAAATCTATTTAGCGCCATATTAAGTGATATAATAGACTTACCCGAACCTCTACGCCCTCCTAGTAATACTAGTTCTTGTGTAGCAAAACCACCATTAACTGCGTCAAATTCAGCACTAAGACCTGAAGGAAATATTTTGAAATCATCTTCAGAAGGAAAAAAGTCTAATTCAGCTATGTCATATAATTCATCATTGTAAGGTATAGCTTGATTTAGGTGTAATAAATGATTTTGAAATTGATCTACAATTTCTACTTTTTCTAAATCATCAAGACGATCCACAAACTTATCCATAAAATGTATAGTTTCATCACGAATATAATAATCTTGTAGTTGTGAGACTAAAAACTCATTCTGTATTTGGTCACAAACATTTTCATCATTTACAATTTGATTTTCAATATACTCTTGTAACCCTATATCTTTCCGTAGACTCAATATTTCATCAGTGCTAGGTAGTCGCATATTTGCTTTGTAAAAAGATTTTACTTTTTCAAACAAAGTAAGATTAATACCCGTAAAATACTGATTAAGTAACCTTGAATATAGATCGTTACTTTGAGTGTCCAGCAATCGTCTTAAAGTGAGTTTTTGTAAATCAATTGCCATTAATAGCCTTTACGGGAAATAGAACATCTCTTTTGAGAGTGGCATAACCACCATTATCGCCAAGCTGATAAGTTAAATAACTTTCTCTGCCTGTTTCTTCTAATATTTTACTAACTTTATCACGTTGATGCAAGAACGCATTAAGTTTTCTAGTAGGTAAAGTTTCGCCATCAAGCATCCAGTATATCTCATAGTGAACTCCTTGAGCAGGCTCATGATAGTTACCAGCCATGCCAGTTTTTGGATTAGGTTTGAATGGGTATATATCAATATATTTTTGAAAACCATTTTCATGAAAGTCTAACCAATCTTCATCATAAACTTCTCTAATTTGCATAAAACAATTTTTTTCAGCATAGAACACTTTATCGCCTTTTTTAAATTTTACTTCTAAGTCTTGAATAACGTGTTCAACATTTGCAGCTTTATTTTTACCTCTTGCTCTAATAGGTATATTCATTTCAATTAATATTTTTTTGACTCTTGCAGGAGAAATATGATGTAACTTAGCTATTGCTGATTGAGCATCTCCACTCAGATATGAATCAACAATGGATTGTTTCTCTGCAGTTGTGAATACTTTAGTTCTAGCCGCTTTTTTAAGGGCAGCCTCTTTTGCTAATCTGTCGTGAAAATTTTCAATAATAGCGTCAAGTCTTTTAGTATTATATGCAATACCTAAATGCTCGCATACTGCTTTTTTGGTTTTATTAACCTTTAGCATCCAAATTGCTTGACGAATTTTAGCTTCAGGTATATCTGCTTTGATTGGGTTTCTTGCCATGTTAAATACTCCTCTAGTATTTAGATTATACTAAAAAGTCAACAGTTTAGCAAGTTTAATGTGTGATGAGATGGTCGTCTGTGAAATACAATTCGTTAATAACATTACGAACAAGACCAGTGTTCGTATAAACCATTACAAACTTTTCTTGGAAAAATTTGTTAGAGCGATATAGTTTTTCGACATAAAAACTAGAAAGATAAGCCTCTAAAGTGTCTTTGTACATGGGATCTTCTTCTTTTAACTCTGGAAAATGTTTGTTTATCATTTTGGCAAAAAAAGATTTCTTACCAGGTAAGGACATACCCAATATAGAATCTAAGTCTTCATTTGAAATATCTTGCAAGAGCATATGAAAAAAGAAGAGAGTCAAGATATTCCTGACTCTCTTTAAAGGTAAATTAGTCTTGAGCAGACTTTGGAGTATAATCAGCACAAGCAAGAGCACGTCTTGTAAGTACTGTTTTTACGCCTCTGACAGTTTTGTCAAATGCTTCTGCCAATTGCTCAACAGTTTGATCGAGCATATCTTCGATACCCTCATAAGGATCACTTTTAGTAGTCTTTTTATCTCTTTGCGGAGCTTTAAGACCCATAGAAAGTAATTTACCTCTCACTGAGTTGACAGTTCTTCCAACTGACTCAGCGATTTCTTCAAGATACTTACCGTCATCAACCATTGATTGAATAGTACCTTCTTCTTCTTCAGAATAGGTTCTCGGTGTAACTTTCTTTTCTGCAGGTTTAACGTGTGAAGTCATCTCTAATGAAAGAGCCTTACCGTTAATTTGTCTTGCAGTAAATTTTCCGTCAGCAAAACTTTCGGAAATTTCTTCAGCAGTCATAGTGCCTGAGTTTGCTTGAAGATATTCAGATAACTCAGCAGTTTCTTCAGCTGAAAATACAGGAGCAGCTCCTGGCTTTTTAGGAACGTCATAACCTAGTTTTCTTAATTTAGCGGTTACAGAACGTCTTGGGAAGTCAAACTCACCCATAAGATTTTCGATGATTTCCTCAGTAACACCTGATGCAGCCGCATCGTGCATTGAGCTAACCATGTCTTCAGTGTATTCAAATTTTGACATATTAGTGTTCCTTTCGAACTTTTGTTAATGTACTCAAGAAGTTTTGTTCTCTTCTTGACTTGATATAAAGAGTATATCTAAGATTTATATTACAAGCAACTACAAATTAACTTATTGTGGTTTCTTGGTTATTTTTATTTTTATTAAAAATCACCAGATAACACATTTTTTTTACTTGACCAATAGTCAATTATCTTAACACCTAGTTGAGTAGCACGGGTATGTTTTGAACTACCAGTATCTCCTGTAATTAGGGCATAACAGTCCTTTGTTACAGTACTTGTATTTTTAAACCCTAAAGGCTCTAAAATACTCACAAGTTGATTGCGAGTCATATCTAGCTTTCCAGTAATACAGACTTTTTTTACAGTTTGAGATACTTCTTCTACCGTTACTTCTTGTTCAAGTTGTAATGGCAGTTCGAGTACCCATTCTTCGTTTTCGTCTAACCAAGAAAGTATAGATTCTTTTGTGCGAGGACCAATTCCTTTGATCTCTGCAAATTCAATATCTCTTAAATTTCTGAAAGCTGGAATGTGGGGAATAATAAGTTTAGCTCCCCCGTTACCTACACCTTCAATTCCTAATGCTGCTAATACAGTCATATAAGGTTTAGTCTTAGTTCTTTCAATCTCTTGTTCAATCTTTGCGCCATTTGCACCTAGTCTATCCCAGTTTACGTTACTGTATAAATCTACGGGGTGCATAAGTCCTAATTTTTTAATTGATGCAGGGCCAAGACCTTTTATTTGCATGGTTCTTATAAAGTATTCTAAAAACTTAACTGAATCTCCTTCACCACTTTTTGTCATTAGTTTTGGGCCATCTCTTACAACTTTTTGTCCAATGGCTTTTTCTGCGTGTGCTTGATTAATTTTAAGATTGTGTTTAGAGTGTTCAATCACTTCTAGGAACTTAGGAATAACACCACCTGATCTTTCAATCTTGATAGTATCACCTAAGCCTAGATCGTGTTGCTCAATGAAATCTATGTTGTGCAAAGTTATCCTTGATATAGTAGCATCTTCTACTACTACAGGTTCTACTACAGCTGTTGGGTTAACACTACCTGTTCTACCAATTGTCCAAAGAACATCTTGTAAAGTAGTAATTGCTGTTTCAGTTTCTCTTTGTTTAAGAGCTACTGCAAATCTAGGATACTTTCCAGTATGTCCTAGAGTTTGTTCTTTTTCCCAGCTATCAGTTCTGAACACAGTGCCGTCCATAGGATAGTTCCATGATTCTGCATCTAACACAGTAAAGAAACCCATATTTTTTATTACTTTCATTCTTGGAGTGTAATTCATATTTACACCAAGCCAATCATGTGCAATAAACTTTATGTTTCTTTGAGCAAACTCAGAAGGACTGTCAAGACCAAGTGCGCCACTAACATAGTTTCGATAATTATCTACTGTATTGTCAGTTACACACTCTCCATTGATTACAACTTCTTCATATTGTGTATCAATTTTTGTAGGACACCCTTTTAACATTCCGATAAGATGCGAGACATCTTTACCATGTTCACCGTTACCTCTGGTCAAACCCATCTTTAATTTTCCATTACGGTAAATTAGAGAAAGATTAGTGCCATCAATCTTCGGGAGTTTGATACTCATAAAACTATCTACTTCATCTTCGTTAAACACTTTACGAAGTGAGTATAGTTTATAAGGATGTTTTACCTTACCTGGAGCGCCACCTACGTGCTTTGTAGGTGAATCGTGGTCTCTCCAACCTTGAGCCTTCTCCACAGCCTCCAACTTGTCATATAGCTGATCGTAGTCGGCATCTGCTATTGCAGAGGCTGAGTTGTCATAATATGCTTTGTTGTGCTTTTGGATTAGCTCTTTGAGTTCTTTGTAATTCATATAAATATAATATAAAAAAATTAATCATTAAGAAAGTTTAAAGTTAATCTTTGATGGACTCTTCCAGCTGAGTAATTAAATCATTAAGATACCATTTGGCTTTACTTAAATCTTCTCTTTGTTTTCTTTTATCGCTATGTTTTAAATTATATCTAGTAACATATTTAATTACATTACCTTGAGCATAGTTCATATCCCATGACTTTATATAGTCATTTGTTTCTATGCCTTTGTTATAGTGTGGTGGGTGGTTTACCATGTCATTGATTGACACAGTTCCATTTTGTTTAGATAATTTTTCTACAGCATCGGCTGATAGATATACTTCATGCTCATCTTTACCGTATTGAATAAAAGGAGATTTATCTTTTTGTACTAATTTTTCTTTTTTCATACTGCCCATTTCTCGTCTATAAATTGTTTTGCCTTTGTCAGGCGACTCATAAATATATTTTTTCTCTTCTTCTTTTTTTCTTTCTTGTCTCAATTTCCATAACATCCAATCATAATAACGTTCTGGCTCACTGTCTTCATAAAGTTTTGGTTCAATATCTTCATAAAGTTTTTGCCATTCTTTAGTAGAATCGTATTCAGTCATTTACAAATTCCATTATCATAGGGAATATAGATTTGAGTTCATAAGCACAGCCTCTTGCAATTTCCATATGTTCTTTTTGTGTGCCATTACCACTTCGTAATTCAATGTAGTGTACCCAACTTCTTATAGAGCCATTCATATAAAGTTTAGTTCTAGTGTTGCCTTCAGGTAATACAGATCTTGCTTGTTCTTTTGCAATACCGTTTTCTAGTGCCCAGTTATAAGCTAATTCTGCTGCATTTATAACATCTTTTTGAATTACTTCCCAGCTGTCTTGAAGGTTAACATCGTCAGTATCAATAGAGTTCTGACGATTTTTAGTATCTTGCAATCTTGCTTCACGCAGAACAAACTGATCGCCCATCTCAGCGGGATTAGCATAACGTTGACTAAATTCTTGGAAAGAGAAACTACGATGTCTTACTATTTGGTGTGCGATATCTCTAGTAGTTTCTATTTCTAAACAGGCTGACACCATCTCAAGAGGTGACCAATGTCCATGTTTAATCAAATATCTTATCAATTTTTCACTTGTTTCCTTATTCATTTGGTTAGCGGGATTACTAACTCTAGCACAATAAGCAATTAAATCTTGAATATTATCTATACCAATAATGTTATCTGGTTTAGAATAACTAATTAATCTTACATACATATACTATCCTTCTGTTATTTTCATTATCATTTTCCTGAACAAATAGGCAGGGTTAAAACTTTCGCAAACTTTTCTATTATGTAATAATATATGAGAAATACTTTCAACTTTTTCTTTTGCTACAGAAAAAGGTAAAG